GTAAGATCCTCTGCGGAAACCGCTGAATCCTAGGTTAAGTGCCATATCTTCACTATTATTAAATACTCCATAAGAAGTACCGCCATTATAGTGAGCATTTACAGCTCCTAGCATATCATCAAAAGCAAGCGCAGTAGATCTGTTTAAGAAAAGCATGTTTTCTTCAATAGCACCTTGCTTGTCAAGATTTTTAAGAATCTCATCAAAGTCTTGTAATGCAGTTCTATCAGCGCCAGCATTAGCCAACGTAGCTTCGCCTGAATTAAAGTTTTGATAAATATTTCCGCGGCTTTCAATAGCAGCAAAAAGACCTTCAGTACCTTTATATCCAGCATCAGCAGCTCCAGCCCCAGCTTCAGCAAGTTCGCCTTCAACCATTGACATTTCAAGATAGTCTTCAAAACGTAGTCTTGTTTCGTGTTCTGATTTTAAGTACCATAAGTAACCAGAAGCTCCATTTTCAGTAGTAACTTCAACCCATCCAATTTGAGCAGCATCTGATCCGGAGATAGAATACTTGTCTTTAATAATGATAGGTGAGTTGCTAAACTGTTGGAAACCAGCATCAACTGATCCAGACATTCCAGCAGAACCTTTAGCAAATTCAGAACCATAAACAAATACACTAACAGTACCATCAGAAATACCAGCATCAGTTAAATGATCACCTCCTGTATAAGGTACAGCAGTAAATGTATTAGTAGTAACTGTAGTAACAATAGCTTTAACAGTAGTTAAGCTCTGTGAAATAGCTACTGTTTGGCCAACACGTACAGCGTGTCCCGCTTTAGTAATAACGCTAGTAGCAGCAACTGCAGTAGCATCATCATAAGCAATATGTAATCTTCCTTGTTCTGACCAAATAACTTGATCTGAAGCAGAAGGAATTTCAGCCCCAACCATACGTAAGAAAGAAGCTACAGAGCGATTTCCATAGCGCTCAACTTCCTTTTCGTATACGTCAGGTAAAAATTGTTGTGCAAAAGTACCACCTCCTGAACCAGAGTCAAAAGTAAGGTAGTTACCAGCAAAAAGTGTTTTAGTTGGTGATGGAGTTAATCCCGCAGGAAATGATCCACCAGTTGCAAATAATCCCATTTTAAATTATTTTTAAGTGTTATTTTCTAAGTTTAATTCTAAGTTTTGAACTATCCTCACCACTAATTGCTCTAATTTTGATTCCAGAATCTGTTGTAACTGCTTCATGAGTGCCACGTGGATTCATATCCACATTTTTAGATTTAGACATTTGCTCTTTAATAGCATCTGCTTTTCCTTGCTCATAAAAATGATTAGCAATAGAATCTGCATTCATAGCTGTAAATAATGCTTTATGATAACCAGCAGCATCAGCCATATTATTGTTTTCATCAACAAACTTGCTGACTAACGAATTAATATCTGATTGTTTGCTTTTTACATTATTAACATCATTCACTTTAAATCTATATTTGTTATTACCAACTTTATATTCAAAACCTTTGAATGAGTCGGAAAACAATTCATTTGTTTTATTTTCAAATATAGATCTTTGCTCTTTAGCTAATTGTTGTGATTGATCTTGTTCTTGTTTATATGTATTGTAAAACTCAACCGCTTCTTTCTGTTCTGGAGTTAACTTTGAACTTAACTTAAGGTCATCGTAATATTTACTCTTTAAACTAGTTAGATTTGATTTTGCTTCAGCAATGCTTTCTTTTAACGCTAATTTTTTGCGTTTAATATCTCTTTCTTCATCCACCTCTTCATCATATGAAAATGAATCTTCCATGAGAAAACTTATTTCATCTTCTGATAAATGAGGTTTTGTTTGTCGATAATGTTCACGAAGAATATCCATATCCTCCATGCTATCATAATCTTTATTAAGATTTACATAATCTTCAAGTGACCCGCCTGTTTCTTGCATAAACTCAATCAGTTTATTTACATTTTCAGGTAACTCGCTGGCTTCTTGATTATTATTTACACTTTCCTCCTGTTCTTTAAGCTTATTTGGTATATCTTTTATTTTATCCGCTAAGCTAGGTTCAGGTTCTACCGTTTTTTCATCTTGCACGAGCTCGATGACTGAACTTTCATCGTTATTGGCCCGTACTTCTTGGTCCACTTCTTGGCTATCTGTGGTTCGTTCGCCCACATCCACGCTTGTTGTTTCTTGCTCTTGAACGGCATCTTGTGCTTCTGTTTGGTTTGGTTGTTTTCTTAAATCAATTTTGACCATACCATCTTCATCAACTGTAATGTTAGTATCGTCATTTTGTGTTTCAACTATAGCGGGCTCTTCCACTTGTTGTTCTTGTACTTGTTGTTCTACTGCTTCTTGTGCGTTTTGTTGCGCTTCTTCTTGCACAGTTTCTTCAACATTTGTTGCTTCTTCTGTCATAATAAAATATTATAAAATTAAAAAAATTGGGTATTATCTTGGTTCAAACATTTCTAAATTAAATCCGCTACCCATGGTATCATTACCTGCAGATTCAAATTCTTGTTCACCTTTTTTATCCTTACGTTGTTCAATAAGTTTAGATTGTTGAGATGCTTGTATTCTTGTTCTTTCGTCTTTGCGATCTTCTTTGTACTTTTCTTTGTCAGTAAGCATTGAAGATTCTTTATCTTTCATTGCCATATTAAGATCAAACTCATATTTCATAAGTTCTTTCTTAAGGTCTTTTTCTTGCTGCATTTTTTGCATTTCAAGTTCACTCTCCATTTGAATAAGCTGAGCCTTTTGACTTGTTATAGCTTCATTCTTTTGAATTTCCATTTGTGCAGCAACTTGAGTATTTTGTGAATTAGCGTTTGCTTGCGCTTGAATATTACGCTGTTGAGCCTCTTGATCTTGTTGTAGCTTTTTACGCCTACGTACTTTTAATAACTGATTAGCAAGTTTAATATTTTTAATTTCTCTAATATCAATTGCATCTTCAAGATATACTTGATCTTTTGCTAATGCTTGTTGAATATTATTTTCAAGCATTTGTTTTTCTTCTTCATCCGGAGATAATTCAATAAAAATACCAAAATCATGCAGGTGCATATTTTTAATATCGTCTAAAGTGCCTACATTAAACCTTCCAATGCTAGATATAAACGAATCTCTAGTTGGTGAAAACTCTAACACATCAGATATACGCAAACTAATTGCTTCGGCTGTTTTAGCAGTCAAATATAAACTAGACTGTAATATGTGACGAGTTGCTGTATTTGAATTTGCAGCAGCAAGTTTTTGCACACCTACTAAAGCGTTTTTATCAGGCATAGATCCGTCTCGTGCTTCATTTAATCCAGTTACGTCACGAATCATTTGTAAATAATAATTATAAGTACTTATTAATGAGCTTATTTTATTATTACCACCATTTGATGTTAATTCTTGAATAGGCATTTTACCAGGATTCATATCTCCATCCTGAGTTAATGATCTACCAATTACAGAACCTGTTTGAAAAAACATATTCAATGCTTCTTGCGGGTTATAATTAGTTCCATTACCTAAATCAATTTCGGCCAAGCCATCAGCGTCAAGATAAACTCCATCTGGAATCATTCTTGACATTACTTGCTGTAATTTTAAATGAGTTAATTGAATCATATCGGCAAAACCAGTAATACGACTAACCAAAGATTCAATGCGGCCTTTATAAATACGGGGTGCTACAACACTATAATTCATCATTACCTTTGTTGTATCACTTTTTGGTCTTACCATATTTTTAGCAATACCCCATTTTAATAATTTTTTTGTGCCTAAAATAAACGCCCCATCATATACTACTTCAATAGACCGTGATTCTTTTGTAAATCTTGATCTATCATCTTTAGGTGGATTAAATTGATCATTTTTAGCAATAGCTTTATCAGCACCAGACGCAGTTTTCTTTATTTTAAATACTTCATTATTATATGTTTTATAATTAAAGTATAATACTTGAATAGTATTTGCATCTAAAACGCTATCCTCGTTTATAAATCTATTATGAGAAGCGGGAGTTTGTACTCCCTGTTTTGTAATCTCATTTAAATCTTCATCTGTTAATTCAGGAAATTGTTGTTTTAATTCATTAATAGTTACGCTTCTTACCTCGCCTACATAATATATATCATCAAAATAAGGAGAATGAGTATAAGAATAAACAACATCAGCAGGATCTACATATTTAATTTTAATTCCTTCAGATATATTAAATTCGTTTTTACAAGCGCCTATTCCTATAGTAACTAAATCATAATTAATACGTTTTTGTATTAGTTCATAATTATTACTATTAAATACAGAATTGATAGCCTGCTCTTCAGCAATTTCAATAGCTTGTTTATATTCAAGCTGCATATGCAAAGAAAGTTCTTCTTCTGATTCTGGTAATTTATTAACATCATTATTATAAAGATTAATGCCAAGCTGTTGCATTATTTGGTCATTAATTTCTTTAGCTTGCATATCTTCTAATATAGAATTAACATAACTAGTTCTTTCTTTAATAGATGATGGATCTTGCGAAAATGCTTTGATGTCATAAAGCCTATCTGACATACCATTAACTACAATATCAACAAACTTTGGTATAATAGGTACCGGTTTCCAATCTAAATTTAAATAAGATAAATCACCATTAATAGATAACTCGTCTTTATATTTTTTTACAGATTGTTCGCCCCTTGCATATAAGCGTAATCTATGATATTCATCTCTATTAGAATAAAATCTAGTAGACCCAGAATCTCTTTTAAACCATTCATGTTCAATAGCACGAGCTACTTTTAGTCCGTATTCAGAGCTAGCCTTTTCAGCATCACTTGCTATTTGACTTGGAAATGAACTTTTTAATATTGTTTCAGCCATGCTATTTGATTATTTGCGAGTGCATTCCTTTATTATTAAATCTTTTTATTTTTATACCTAAGTTTTGTCTTTCGTATTTTGGTTTTGGATGATATAAATGCCTATTGCAAGCCATAATAGCGAGCCCAGAACTAATAGTTGCATCATATTTTGTTCTTTTATTTATATCAAATTTTGCCCAGTCGTTTAATGTTCTATTAAAATATATATTACCAGAGCCATTTTCATTATATCCAACATATTTATCTATATAGGATTCAATAGCTGCGGCATGAGCTTGTTTTATATCTTCAGATGTATTAGGTATACCTCCAATTTCACGCTCTGTTATTGAAAGTTTATTCCAAACTTTATCAGGACGGTTCATTGAAAATCCTCTATAACCTCTTCGTTTTAAATGATATAGCAATCTTGGTTTATTATTTTCTGCAAGTATTGGCATTCCATAAAATATAATTGCCATTAACATATCTTCAAAAAATATTTCAGCTGTTTGTGGCCTAGCAACATATTCAAGAAAAAATGTATTTGGAGGAGCATCTTCCATACTAAACGTTGTCAGCCCATGTAACGACCCTTTTGATCCTTGTCCATCTGTTGTTCCTGATATATCATAAGAGTCACAACCAAATGCTCCTATGTGTTCATTACCAGGATGTTTTATTCCATTCTTTACTATTACATTGTTTTGCAGATTTTTAGGAGGTATCCATGAAACTAAAAACCTACCTTGCGGGTTTGGTGTAAACATTACTTTTGAATCTTTAATACCGTTTTCCCAAGCAAAAGACCCTTTAGTAACAAGCCCGCTTCTAACTGCGTCTTCATTATAATCTATCTGCTCGTATATTTTAGCTAAATTAAATATACTATTTTTAGCTTCGTCTCTAAATGCATGTTCTTCAGTACGAGGAAATTGACGGTAATATTCATTTAATCCATCACTGTCATGCTTTAACCCTTCGACTTCGTTCTCCCAAAAATCTATGACACCCGTATCGATAAGTTCTCCATCGACGCCAAAGATGGGTTCTGTTGGAGTATCAAAGACAGGGTATCCAAAAGAATCAATGTATCCTTCGTAGTTCCACTCCATAGGTATGAACAAACTATATAATCCCGAGCTAGTCTGTCCATTGCGATTTCTTCTTGTAACATCTGAGTCATGGTAAAGCTTTTTAAAGTTCCCTCCTCCTTTTTCTAATGCATTGGATGTTGATCCCATCATACACTTTCCTATAATCCTACTACCTAGACGCAGCGTTGTTTTTGTTACCCTCCAGTTATTTAATATGTTATCAGGTCTTTCCCATTTACCTGATTCATCATGTACTAATAACTTAAGCTTCTCACCATCATAACTGTTATCCCCAGTATTCTTCCAGTCTATTGTTGTATCAAGCCCCTCAAGTATTTGTCTTTCACTTTTTTCCGTAATTGACTTTTTTGTGAGTTTAGATGCTGGTACCCTGTATGCCAATTCTGATTTTGGACGGTCCATCCCGTCTTGTATCGGTTTGAAAAAGAACGGATAGTTAACTGATATGGGTACAACTTTGTCGGTAAACATTTTTTTAGCATCAGCCCCTGACTTTGATAATATTCCAAATCTAGCATCTGATGTAATTGTAGCTTGGTTAACAGTTTCTGCTGATGACATAAAGCTAAATCCAGACCGTCTATTTTTGAGGTAGCACATGCCATAACATCTTTTATCTGCCTTGCATGCTTCCCAGAATATAAAGAATAATCTGTTTGCTTCCCTATAATCTGGTTGCCCAACATCAATTTTGGTCCACTGCAGGTACATATAATGAGCGCCAGTAATATAAGCAGGTTTATTTTTATTATAGAACCAATAACCTTCTTCACGTTTGGTAAATTCTTTATCAATATATGCATACCATTCAGATTTAAATGACTCTGGATAACTTTCCCAATCAAATATACTTTTAATATTTTTAAGCTCCTTAGGATACTCCTTAGCAATCCATTTATTATCAGTATTAACCACTTCTTTTGGTACTGAAGGTAATGCTATACACAAGTTTTGTATTTCGAGTATCTCACCTATTGTACCGTCTTTACTGATAACTATAATATCGTATTCTTTATTATAACCATATTCCCATTTTTTATACCTATTTGCTCTTTTAATAACATTAGGCTTTATTGGCGTAACGGTTTTTACTAAAGTTTGCTCGTACATTATTTAGATCTTCGTTCTGCAAATCCACTGAAGCTTTCTTTAGTTTCAATAGGTTTATTTTCCATTAAGTTTTTTTCAGCTTCAATACGCGTAAGTATTTCAAAAGCATCAAAAATTGCTAGCTTTTTAGTGGCAGCAGCGTTCTTTAATCTATCCGCAGCAAGTTCATCCTCGCCGCCATCCACAATTATTTCTTCTTCCGCTACTCTTATAAGCTCGTGTACTGCTTTATACCCAGCTTGGATTATATTCGACTTCAGATCCTTTGCGTCCATATTTAATTGAAATTGAATTTATTGGTACTCTATATAATCTTTCGTTGTCTATAACGAATTCATATTCACTATTTGGTGTAAAACCTATTAAATCATTATCTTCTAATCCAAAGCTTCTTAAATCGTTTCCTATGTGCTTTAAAACGCCCGTAAGAGGTTCTTCTTTATCTTCTGTTAGATTATTTAAGCTATGAATTGGTTTTACAAAGCAATAACCCGGTGGTGTATGCCATTTACCATTTCTTTTATAAAGAAATATTTGGTCATGATAACAGAAATATTTATTTTCTTCAAAATAACTGCTGCTGTTTTTTTCATTACCACGCATATCATAATATCTTCTAAATATATTATGATGCACTATTACTTCGTCATTTATTTGTAAATATTCATTTTCATTAATAATAGGTAGTGCAAGCACTTTCCCATTTCTATTTACAAACTTATGATCTTCAATAGATGTATTTAAAATTAAATTGTTTTTTTTGTTATTGTATCTACCTTCAATTGGTTCAACAATATAACAATGCGTGTGTTGCATTAATATTCTAAATTAAATTCTATACTTACTGCCATATTTTTATTAAATTCTTTCCAAGGCAAAACTTCATCGCCTTTATTTATATATATTTTATAGCAGTTTTCTTCTTCTAATATTTCTGTTATTTTGTGTCCACCAAATACTTCTTGTCCAACGCTATAATGCATTGCATCGTTTTTGTAATCGCGACCAATGCTAATTTTTCTTATTAGATTCATTTTTATTTTCATTAGATTCATTAAAAATACTTAATATAGCTTGTACTTTAGTAAGCTCTTTAATAGGTAGTTCATTTAATACTTGATTTATTCTTTGTACTTGTGATTCATTTAATTTAATTTCCATTTTTTAAAATTTAAGTTATTATTATATTATATTACATAAATTGTTCCATTTTATTGCTAATGCTATTATCTCCATTTTAAGTTGTTAATGTTCCTGAAGATTTAAAAATTAAAATTGTGTCAGCGCCGTCAGTTAAAACTACAGGACTTCCTGTTGTTATTCCTGTATAAGATGAGGTAGGCATTTTAAGTATTACCACCCCACTTGAACCATAGGTCTGAGTTCGAGTAGTTAATTGATCGCAAGCTGCGCCCGCTCCTCCTGAATTTATTAAAGAATTTCTCGCTATACCACTTCCGTGTAAAGATGCTCCTCCTCCCAAACCAATATATACAGAACTATTGCTAATTTGATCGTATCCACCACCACCGCCGCCGTAATAAACATTAGATCCGCTTACTTCTCCAACACTTTGAGCATTTGCAATTGATGTAGATATAATAGAAGATATAGTACCATTACCACCATTACCGGGTCCTGATGAATTACCAGCAAAAGCGGTTCCACCTCCACCACCACCCATATGATAGCTTGAGTTGCCTGTGTTATCTCCCGGTCCCCCATTGCGTCCTTGACCTGCTGTTCCTAATCCAACAGAAGATGTATGATAACCACCACCGCAACCTCCATTTCCTGGAGCCCCACTTCCACCTCCACCGCCTTTACCTCCTCCGATAGAGGTTACCGTAGTAAAGTTAGAATTAGCAGAAGTTATAGAAGAATTGCTACCATTAGAATTTACAGTCCCACCAGAACCTACTATTATAGTTAAAACATCACCACTTAGCGCAGTTATTGCGGGTTCTGCAGCCGTGCCACCACCTGAATTGCCTACAGAAGATCTAAAGCCACCTGCACCACCACCTCCTGAATATGCTCCAGCGCCACCTGTTTGTCCCCCGCCAGCTCCGCCGGCTTGAACTAAAAATTGTAAATCAAATTCAACTAGTGGAAGCCCTCCTGTTGTTAAAAATCTTCTTCCTAAACTCATAAATTATAATGTTGAATCACTTGCAAATGTTGCGATTGAGTAAAAGAAAACTGGGTCAGTTGACGAATCGTCTACACATTCGATTTGGAGAATGCTTGATATTGTATTGTCGTAATCAACCGCACCAATTTTGTTGAATGTATTTGTCGAAGAACCTTGTGCATCAAGCGTAATTGATTGTCCTTTCAATGGATATATTGTAATTACTTGACCCTTCTTATAATTTGACAAGTCAATTGTATATGCGCCCGTTAAATCACCGCTTAATTTAAAACTACTTGCAGTTGAGCAATCAAAAGAAACTGTTCCAGTTAATGTTGAAATTTCAGCTTGCTCCTTATATCTTGCTTCAAGTTTAGCCGAGGTTACAGCATCATCAGCAATTTTAGCTGAATCAATGGATTCGTTTGAAATGTTATCTGCTACAGCTGTTGGTTCTAGTACCGCTGCTGTTACTTTAGTTAGTGCCATATTATTCTGTTATTAAATCCCAACTTGTTGTTTCTTCATTCCAAGAGTATTTCTGTCCATCGTCTGGCATAGCTACAGGAGCTTCCCATAAACAGCTATCTTCATTTAGTATCCAGCTATCAAATGGTTTTGGCGGGATGAATGCATCACGAGTTTCATCGTATGTATATCCAATTCCTGCGTAGTTTTTTCTAAAAGCCTTAGACTGATCTTCTGCAGGTTGTCCTGTTGTAGGATCATAATAAACCCCTCCTCTTGTATTATAAGATGTACGCTTACAAACTTGTTCTCTGAAATTACCATAATGCATTTCCCAGTTTGTTAGTCCATCTGTTTCGTCTTTACCAACTATCACCTCGGTGACAATATTTTGCATGTTTAAAAAAGTGTAATGAGCCATTATTTATTTTATTTATTAACTAAATGATATTGTTCCTGTTCCTCCTGTAAATACTGATACCTTATCAGATCCTTCTGTAAATGGTGATCCGCTTGCCTCTGTAATACCAGAACCCACTATAATTTCTCTTGCGCTTGAATATCTTAATATAATCACACCAGATCCCCCATCAAAACCTACTGTATTATCTGGACCAGCACCGCCACCGTCACCACCAGTGTTTGATGTTCCAGCTGATCCACCT